TGAAGGAACTGTTCATAAGCAATTCAGACGCAGTAGTGATGGAAGAGTTCTCTTGCTGGACGCTCGGATTCCCCGATGCTCACGCGAGAATTACCATTCCGGAATATCAGGAGATAGCAGCAACCGCAGCAGCCTAATGTGAGCAGCATGTGTTTTTCATAATATTTTATGTTTTTGTGATTTGTTATTTTCGTCAGGGAGGGGGATTTTCCTCCTCCCTTTTCGGTTTTAAAAAGAGGAGTTTTTAAAAAGAGGAGGAAAAATGGAAGATACCCTATATAAATTCTACTCGAAGAGCAGCCTGTCATTCAAGGTGATTCTGAGAGGACGAGAGACCTACGTGAACTTCAGCGCTTACTACAGAGGTGCGAGCAGATTTTTCACGACCGATGCCGACATGGCAGCGCAGATCAGAAAGCACCGTTGGTTCCGCATTGGCGTCATCACGGAAGAGGTGGCACGAGCAGAGGAGGCGCAGGAAGCCAAGGAGCAGAGCGAGACTACGGAGGCGGCGGAGGCGCAGACTCAGAATGTTGCGAAGAAAGTTTATTCTATTCTTGGCAAGAAGATGAGCGTGCCTACGACTTCAGCTACAGAGAGTACCAGTGCGGCATCGGCTACAGAGAGTGCCAGTGCTGCATCGGAAGAGACTGCGACCGCAGCGAACCTGAATGCAGGCGACGAGAAGCAGAGCGCCAATGATGCGAATGAGAACGATGAAGCTATCAGCGGAGATGCTCCGGAAGTGAACGGAAGCGATGAGAACAGTGCGGGTGCGAACGATGAGGCTAGCACCGCAGCGGAGAGCGTGCAGAGCACGACGATGACCGCTGAGATGGTGGAGAGTTTCATCGATGCGAAAGAATTCTTCGTGGAGAACTACGGACTGGAGCGCAGCAAGATTACCAGCAAAGTGGTGCTGACTGAACTGTGCGAGCAGTACGGAGTGACCTTCCCCAACTATACCTTATAAGAGTAATAACCATAGCTTATGACGATTGATGATATTATCTCAGATGTGCTCGTAGTCATTGACGACGGTAACAGCGAGGGCGACTACATGACGGAGCTGAACGCCACCATGACTACCTTCGTGAAGATGGCACTGGACATGCTGGCCGGAGAGGACGGAGTGACCGTGACTGCCAAGACGAGCACGACGAACAGTGCGACGTACACGAAACGTCCTGACGGACTGTATTACACCACCGTATCACTGCCAAGCGACTACAGCAAGATGGTGAGCGTGAAGATGGATGATTGGGTGAGACCGGTGACGAGGCTGCTCCCGATTGAGAGTCAGCAGCAGTATGCCCAGTGGAGCAGCGCGGCGGGAGTGGGTAACGGGCCGAAGAACCCGATTGCCTTCCTGTCAGACGACAGCAGCGCCTTCATAGAGCTACATGCGTCGAACGAGAGCAGCGGGAAGGTGACGTTGAAGTATCTGCCATCATCATTGTTGAGCAATAAGACGATATTGCTGGACGATAAGTACAGAGGAGCCATTGTCTACATGACCGCAGCGCTCTATCATGAGAGCATTCAGGAGGCGGAGCAGAGTCAGAACGAGATGAACATTGCGAGAGAATATATCAAGAGTGAAGCTACCCAGCAGAAAGGAGTGAACAATGAATGACGTGAGAGAAAAATTCATCAGACAACATGCGCCGATGACACCGATGCCGCCGAAAGGACATTGCCATCCGTGCGGAGGTCACGACGATGATGAGAACCTGCATTACACCGGCAAGCAGATTAACGCACTGCTGGCGATGATTCCCAACAAGGTGGACAAGGGCCAACTGGAAGCGGTGAAGCTGAAGGACGTGCAGTATATAGGTAACGTGGCCGACGAGAGCCTTCTGCCGGAGATAGCGGAAGGAACCGCGTGGGCATTGGTGGGCAGCCTGCTGGACGCAGCACCCTACTTCTACTACATGGAAGGCTACGTGCCGGAAGGATATCAGGCAGGATGGAACGACATGTCGGAGATCCTGGGACATTATGACCTGCTACAGAACAAGGCGAGCATCTTCGACCTGAACCTGGTGGCCGAGTATAACATCTCAGCGAACCAGACGCAGGTGGCATCCGTGAGCGCCAGTCACGCGTGGAAGCCCATCGGCTATGCTCAGGACTGTCCGACGTATGAAGACGGGAAGAAATATCCTATTGGCGCGTGCGTGAACATGGAGGGTGACGAGGAGCATTCATACCGCTGCATCGCAGTGAGCGATGAGGCTCCCTACGTGGAGGAACGGACGAACCGATTCACACTGATGGAAGCCATCGAGATGACGCCGCAGGAGTTCAGAGTGGCGGGCATGAAGCTCACCTTCGTGAGCCGACTGACCGGAGATACGGAGACCTGGATATTCATGTCGGGCGATGCGGAGGAGTGGCTGGACGAGGCTCAATGGAAGAAGGTGAACTTCGATGCCGAGAAGAACAGTGTAACTGCGGAGAATCTGTATGAGACGGACTTCGACTCACCACTACTGATAGCAGGCAGAGCACTGGCTGATGAATTCGGCATGCGATTCACGGAAGAGTATGTGCGGAAAGAGGAGGTGCAGGAGTATCTGCGAAGCGCCATGCAACATCTGTTCGAGGAGTATCCACCGAAGATATTGGATGGTTACATCACTCCGGAGATGCTGTCGGAGAGCACCAAGCAACTCATTGGCAGCGCGGAGGTGACGAATCTGGCGGATGAGGAGGACCTGACGAGCCGTAACAACCTGCTGAAGCTGGCGGACCGGAGATATAACCCGAACGCATCAAGCGGGAAAGGCTATGTGTTTCTGAGAAAGAACTTCGTGAACGGAGTGAATAAGCTGGCTCAGGAGCAGTTGACGGACGAGAACACCGTGTATGTGGTGAGATATGATTTCGACCTGGGCGGAAGCACCATCACGCTACCGGCAGGATGTGTGCTCTACTTCGAGACAGGCAGCGTGAAGAACGGAAGCATCGACATGAACGGAGGCAGAGTGGTCAGTCCGTTCTACGATGAAGAGTCATTGGGCAAGGTTACCCTAACTAACAGAGGATAAGAGAACAATCATGCTTTTTTCAACATATCTTTGTCTAAGTTTTTAAGTAATGAGTTATGAGTTAGATTTCATTTGCGTAGTAAATTTAGCGTAGTAAATTTAGTTTAGTGGTTAATGTTTAGTGGTTAATGAGTGTTTCATAATAAAAGGTTAAATTCAATCACAGTTCATACGCTATCTAATCTAGTTTATGTAACGAGGAAGGGCCTGCTCGTGGAGAGTCGGCCCTTTTTTGCGAGAAAGCTACTCATGGAGTAACTTCTTGGCGAGGAAGTATTCCCAGACCTTGGTGTGTGAGCCCCAGTCGTCATCCTGGAAGTAGAACCGATAGGCGGCACGGATGATCTCTTCATCGCTGAGGTCGTTGCAGAGGTCGGAGTACATGGCGTTGAACGCCACATAGCGGTCCCAAGGCGTTGTGCCGGTGGGGAAAGTGAGACCACGCACCGCACTCTCCACCTGGTCCATCGTCCAATGAGCGCCGTAGCGCTTCTCACCGTCGCGATCCTTATAGCGAAGGAGCGAGACATCATGACGGGCGAATTCTTCATTGTAATGGTTGGCGAAGAAGATGCCATGTTGTTCACGGAGGAACTTCCATATCTCCGAATCAATCTCAGGAGAGACGGACATCATCTTGGCCAGCAGGGCATCCACACAATCGATGGACTCCCACATCATCTTCTCGGACGTGTTGCCGTTGCGCTTTGCTTCGAGCAACATCTTCTTGTAAGTATTCATAGGCATACATATAAATGGATGGTTAATAACTAGCTCTTCGCCAGGCGAGTGATGAGGCTGATGCCCTCAGCAGAGAGCACGGAGCGCACGCCACCGGAGGAGATGAGCCGGAACAGTCGCGTGATGGAGCCTTGTCGCTCACGGAAGTAAGGGTAAGCGCGAAGGAGTTGCGCGGCAGAGAGCATGCGCATGTTGCTCACTTCGTTGGCCACCGCCTGTAGCTGGTCACGCTGCGCATCGTCGATGCAGTCGACCACGAGGTATATTTTCTTCAGCATACTAATAATTATTTAATCGTTATAAATCAATCGTTATAAATCAATCGTTATAAATCAATTATCGATTATCGATTAATCGATGGCAGAGAAATCGATGGGCGGATGTTGAGGCTCAGGAGGGCGCTCATCATCCTGCTCCGCCTTACGGCCCACGAAAGAACCGGCAAGGAAGGAGACTACGCCCACCACCAGTTCGACCGCCTTGGGATGCTCCTCACAGAAGGTGGACGCCTTCTGAAGGTAGCCGAGGTACTTGTCCATTCCTTCAGGCGGAGGAACGGAGGAAGTGGGCAGCCCCATGTTGGAGGCGAAGAGATTGGCGAACGTATCTGCTTTCTCCGCCGCACGCATAGGCTCATCGCCCTGCTCCAGGCAGCGCGAGAGCATGTAAGAGAATGCTTCGGCACGCGAGGAGAAGGCAGGGACCTGCTGCGGACTGCGAGAGCGAAAGAATTCCATCATAGACATGTTACTTAATTAGAGAACAAGAGAAGGAAGGGTGAGCGCAGGAACGCCCACCCAAGAGCCTTCATCAGCCACAGTTGCAACCGCTTCCGCCGCAAGACTCCGTCACTGCCACATTCTGGGATGAGAGTGTGTAGTTGGAGGTCTGTTCGAACTTTCGGCCGTTGTTGGAATTGCCGTTGACGATTACCGGAGGATGGTAGAACACCTGATTGTTGAGCGCGTAGATTTGTTCCAGCGCGTTCTGCTTCAAGTCGCCTACGCCCTGAACCGTGGCAGCCGTGACGCCATTGAGCGCGTAGAGGTTGTTACCTTGCGCCACTACGGCAGGCTCCAGCGCGGAGATGCGTCCGGTTACGTTGGCCAGTCCGGTGGCGAACTGAACCTTCTCATTGCAGCTTCGGCTCCAAGAGTAGACGAAGAATGCGATGACGATGACTGCTGCGATAACCCAGAGTGCGGTGGTGGAGCCCCATCCGCGAGTGCGCTGATGCTGGAGTTCCTGCATCGCTGCATAATCCTGGAAAGAAATTTCACTCATAATACACATTATTATATGGTTGCGGCACAATGGTGTACCGTGAGGGCAAAGATAGGCGGAGGAGCGGAGAGAGACGAATGAATGTTGCAGATGGAGCGGAAGATATTGCAGCAACATCGGAAGTATGACGGCCGATGAAGATGGTGACATCCGGAGATTGGTGGAGGTGATGAGGCTCTATGGAGCAGGCGTGTGATTGAGGATGTAAGAGATGGTGCGCACGGAGAGGCACGTGACGGAGCGGATGCGCTCATAGATGTAGGACTTGGAGACGACCTGCGCCAGTGGGCCGAGCTCGTGGAGGATGGAACGATGGAGCAGATGTACCTGCTTGTCACGCACGGAGGTGCTTTCGCGGCGTGAGGGTGATGATGGTTGCTTCATGAGGATGAACAATATTGGGGTGAATAATGTTAGAATTGTGAGTCCCTGAAGCGACGGTCCGCAGAGGAGCGGATATGAGAGAGAGGTTGTTCATACTATGTGTTACGTCGTGGAGGGGACTTGTTTAGCCTCTAGTCCCCAGAGAAAGAGGAGAATTTGTTACCAGTCCGAACTGACGGTAGCGCTTCTACCTACTATCCGCCAGTGGTTATTGATTCATGATCTAAGTTTCTTCCATAGGCTAATGACTTTACGCGTTATACACTTGGTTATATTTGAAATAGAAAGGAATTTCTTCTTGAGATAGATGATGAGTGCCAAGAGCACAAGCAGGTTGAGTGTGAACGACAGTGGGAACCACTTCAACTTGAACTGCTGCGACGATGACAACTCCTTCTCGACCTGTACCTTCACCGGGATGTAGACCGGCTGTTGCTGGACCGCCGTAGTGGTGACCGTCTTGACCGGCAGGTTGACGGAGAGTGATGCTCCGGGAAGGTTGTAGAGCGAGTGATGGAGCGTCGTACCGTCCCACCAGGCATCGGAAGCGCTGACTGAGTTTTCGATGTGCGAAGAATCAGTGGAAGTGACAGACAGGTGGCTCTCAGGAATAGGTACAGAGAACAGCGTGTCATGCACTTCGATGACCGTGGTCAGTGTGTCATGCAACTCCACTACCGTGGGAGTGTCACCGACCGATTTTCGACTTGTTCCGCAAGCGGAAGCAGCCAGCAGGAGGCATGGAAGGAGGTACGAATACTTCATCTGATTTTTGAATTTAAAAAAGATATAGAACGGATATGTTACTTATCACGTGAGATTACTTGTCGGGACGCACGATGAGCGTGTCAAGGAACGTGCCGAGGTCCTTACGGACATCGTAGCAAGGACATTGCTTGGTCCATTCGTAGGACTCGACAATGCCATCCTTGTTGGTGTCAGGCGACGTGTCACGATGGCCCAGCACTTCGATGATCTTATAGCGCGAGCAGATATCCTGAATCAAGCGGCGGATGGACTCCTTCTGCTCAGGCGTGCGCGTGTCAGCCTCCTTGCCGTTGACATCCAGTCCGCCGATGTAGCAGATGCCGATGGAGTGATAGTTGTAGGAGGATGATGAGAATCCATGATTGGAGCAGTGAGCGCCGACCATAGACTCAGGACGTCCAGTCTCAATGGTGCCGTCCAGGCATACGACATAGTGATAGCCTATCTGACTGAATCCGCGAGAGCGGTGCATCGCATCGATATCAGACGCATGGAAGTCCCTGCCTGCGCGAGTGGCAGAGCAGTGGACGATGATGGAATCCGGAATGTTATTTTTGTTGTTCATTGTTTTGGTCCTCTTCTTGTTCTTTAGATTGGGTGATTATTTTTTCTGCGGAAGAGAGTGTGCTCTCTCCATCCTTAATGATTTTCCGCCACAGCAGGCGAAAGAGTTCTACTTCATTGACGTCATATCCTTTAGAGTTCATATAATTACGGAAGCAAGAAATCACTTCACGCAGATAAATGAAAGCGAGGATGAGATACTTGATTGCGTCCACATGGAAGGCGTTGCTGAGCGTGGTGGAAATCAGCACCCAGCAGACGTAAGAGAAACCTTTGTCGATGGTCATCGCGAATGCCTTTGTAATGGAAACCTTCTGATGATGATGCAGGAGGTTCTTTACCCCGAAGTAAAGGTCCCCAATGAGGAGCGGAAGAGCGGCAATAAGCCAGGGAAGCATATCCATATAAGTGTTGTATAGGTAGGCGTAGAGGACAACAGCCGTGCCACCCTGCGTCAGGTTGTTACTTAGATTACTACTTGTATCGTTCATATTAATCGGCTTTAAAATAGGTTGTAATATCTAGTTACATTTGTAATGGATTGGCGGCACCACCAGCGAGCTGAGGTGCCGAAGGCTGGCCTCCAGGCTGTTGCTGCATGGGTGCTGCGCCCTGCATCTGTTGTTGCTGCTGTTGCAACTGATTCTCGTACTTATCGAGCACGGAGAGTATCTTGGCCGAGTTGGGGAAGTTACCCGCTTCGAGCGCCTGGCGATAGGTGAGTGCGCCCTGAGATACCATGTTGAGGAGCATCTGATTGGAGAGCTCACGTACCACCGGAGAATTGACGCCCTGAGAGATGGTGATATCCGTCTCGACATCGCTCATCGTATCCATGTTATATGGAATGATCTGACCGGCAATCTCGATGGACTTGCGTCCGGAGTAATGGCCCTGCATGATTTTCACCACCTTATAGTCGGTGCGCTTCAAGAAGTCGTAGTAAGAGTTCATGAGGTCGAGGATGGAATAAGAAGCCTGCGTGGCCTTGGCTTGATAGAGCACACCCGACTCACTTCCCTGCCCCTTGCCCTGGAGTGCAGGTTGCACGCCGGAGACATCGTCGACCATGGAGCGCGAGAGCTGAAGGATATAATCGAAGCCACCAGGTATGGTGGACGCCGTGGAGGTGGTTGGCATGTTACCACCGCGCTTACTTGTATAGAGAATGATACCGTTGGATCGCACATACTGATCGGCAATATCCTCAACGGACATGTTATCTGAGAGAGATGCTTCATCGAGCATGAGCACGCCCTTGGCAGCGTTACGGATATAGAAATCGAGCGCCACCATGTAGTAATTGAAGTATTCCTGCGACGGGATCATCTCAGAGATGAACGGATGGAACTCACCATCGATATACGGATAGGGCTTGAAGATGAACGGATGGAAGGATTCAGCTCCACTCCAGTAGGGAGAAACACCTTCTTCGAGGATGTATCCATCAGGACTCATATAGCGGTAGTACCAGTAAGTTTCGATGCGGCGCTCATAGGTGATGATGTTCTCTTGCTCGAACTTATCCGCAGGGATGAACAGCAGTGGCTGACCATCGTCGCCCAGCATGGGAGTGCCATCGGGATAACGCTTGACGTTGAGCGCACGACGTTTCTCGTTCTCCGCATCGATGGATGCACGGTCATTGTAGGGAATGAAATATGGATTCCCTTCGTGAGGATCGAGACAGAACCATGCTTTACGGCGCTCCTTGGTCCACATCTCAATGACGCGGCACTTGCCATACTCCGTTGGAGCATAGAAGGATGTATCTTCAATGCGGCTGATACGCTGATCAGTGGAATAGGTGGTAGCCAGATACTCATCGCTCATGCAGCGCTCGTAGATCTCCTTCAGCCGTTGGTCATCGGCATCGGAATGAGAGAACTTGGCCAGGACATCGGAGAAGTCGAGGTCGTGGAGCATGCCGCAGAAGCGGATGTTAGAGAGGTTGAAGTCGAGGTCGAACGGGAAGAAGACGACATTGGGGTTCACGTAGTCAGTGAAGGCATCGAGCTTACCGTTACGATAACCCCAGATGCACTTGTAGACCGGAAGTCCACCGATGAGGAATTCTTCAAAGTTGCGTGCATCGATTTCGCTGCGGTTGTTGAGGTCGATATTCTTGCGGAGAAGCTCCGTAAGGATATCGGCGTACTTCTTTTCGTTGGGGTCGATTGCGTTGCAGACCGGTGCCGAGTCGTTGGCACGGAACTGTCCCTGTA